CGATCTGGATTTTCATCTGCTGGGCGGCGTCATCGGACCAGATGCCCATCAAGTTGATGTCGCTCTGGATTTCCATCACGTCGTCCAAAATCTCGTTGAAGTAGAGACCTTGGTCGATGTTGAGGTCGATGATGTTCGACGCCGGGCGGTCGATGGCGAGGTTGCCGCCGACGAGGTAGGGCCGGATCGTGATGGTCGGCTTGGTGCGGATGTGGACGCGGTCGCCCTGATTACGGATTTCGCCTTCGTAATCGGTGTTGCTGATCGCGGCGAGGACGGTCGAGGCGTAGAACTTCTCGATCATCTTGCCCGACCAAATCTCGGGAATGAACGTCCCCGAGTAGGCCGGTGAGGGCTGGGCAGAGCCGGTCGGATAGATTGGCGGGGTGGTGCCAGCACCAGCCAGAGGATAGGCCATGTCGCACTCCTAGAGGTTGGCTACGGCCAACCCCCCGTGTGCGTCAGCGACCTCCTCGGAAGCCGTGGGGCTGGACCGTGCGTTGATCGGAGATGATCCGCCCCTCGTGCTGCGCGGCGATGATGTCGGCGTCGATGGCAGCCCTGTCGGCTTCCCGCGTGCGCCACTTGCCTGCAGCGACATCCGTGTAAAAACGCGTGATGTCTTGGGCGGTATAGACAGGCTTGTCGGCGGGCTGCTGCGACGCCGAGTGGGCTTTGCCGGGAGCCACCAGCGTATCGAGCGACAGGCGCGTCTGGAGCGGAACCGCCTGCTGTGTACCGGCTGCCGGAGCAGGCGATAGACTGGACGGGAACCCTCCGTTGGCGCGTGTCGTCCCGGCTTGCGGGTCGACGGCAACCTCCTCTGCAATGAAGGCCCGGAAGAACGCTGACACCCTACCGGCGTCACCGCTGTTCCATGCCTGTTGCATAAGCTCCTGACGTATAACGCCGGAATAAACATCTGGCAAGCTGACCCACTGGATGAAACGCGGGTCGCGGTTGAGGTCCTGCCAGTTGGGGATCATCCCACTGATCGTTGCGTTCATACGCGTCAGAAACGCATTGCCGGTCTCGGCCTGCACAGTGCCAAGCTGGCCACGGAGATGGCGCACCTCGTCCTGCAGCGGTGCGGCGATCTCGGCGGCGGCGCGGCGCACCACGTCGATGAACTCCGGTCCGTACTCGTCGATCTCCTGCTGGGTGAGCAGGTTGACCGGCTGGTTCATGTCCGGCGGTGCCATCGGCGGGCCGTTCTGGCGAAGCGCAGCGTTCTCGGTCTGCAGATGGCTGATCTGCTCGCCCATCGCGCCGAAGTCGGAGACCAGCTTGTCGTAGCGTCCCTTCATCGCCTTGAAGCGATCTTCCCAGTCGGGCGGCTGTTGCTCGGATGACGTTTGGGGAACCGGCGTATGCGGCGCGACCGGCTGCGGCATGACCGGCTGAACGGGCGGCGGCTCTGCACCGTTGGGCTGCGCCTCACCGTTGGGCGGCGGCGCAACGACAGACGGCTCGGCCTCACCCAGCGCCGCGCGCTGGATCGCCTCGGCGCGCAGACCTGCATCGACCACCGCCTTGGGCACTTTCACGTTGGTATCGACCGGAGGCGCAGCCTCTTTGCTGCGTAGCTCGGCTGACGTTGTGGGCTGGGCCATGTGTCCTCACTGCCTCTTTTCGATCTGGTTCTTCTGCTCTAAGCAGTTTTCGAGACGCTGGCGCAACTGCATCATCAGCACCGACTTGCCCTGCGCGCCGTATATCGCCTCGCCTCCAGCAGCATGTAAGTCCGCACTCGCCTTAGTTTCCAACTTACGGAACGCTTCTACTAGCGCATTGAACTGCTCGGGAGCGACGATCTTCAAGTCCGCCGCCGCGAGCGTGATCGCGAACATCGGGTCACTCAATCTTGGGTGCCTCCTGTCCCATGTCGATGATCGACTGGTACGACGGCGCGTTGCGCCCGGAAGGCACGAGCTTGGCGTAGTTCGACATCGCCTGCTGCTGGGGCGAACCCCGCGTCAGTTGCGCCAAAGCCTTGCGGCCCGGCAGCAGGAGGCTACTGCTTCCCTTGTTCCGAACAACGCTCGTATTGGGAGCGCTGGCTCGTGCGTTTCCGAACTTCATGAACGCCCCGTCACTCCAGTCTGTCCGAAGCTGATGTTGAGGTTTGGAAAGTCGCTCTTGTGAGGCGCGCTACCCGCGTTCATGCGCAGGTCCTTCTTCGCCTGATTTCCCCCGAACAGCTTGAGGTTGGTCCCCGGCATCATCGAGAACTTGCCCGCCCGCGCGCTCTCGCCCAGCACGTGCGACGTGCTCACGTTGTGCCCAGCCATCGTCGGTATCTGGGCGCGGTTGAACTTCGGCAGGAACGCCATAACGCCTCCTACGGGCAGGAGCAGCCCGGCTTGGCGGGCAGCGAGCCGCGATTGCCGAACATGCTCGTCTTGCCGCCCTCGGCAAACTTGCTGTCGCCGCCGGACTTCATCGACGCCGACTGGCCGGGCGTCTGCGTCCCGGCGTGATCCTTGTTCTTCTGGCCCTGCGAACTCAGCGGGTCGCGGCCCCCGGCGTGAGGTGCGATGCCGCGCTTGGCCCCGCTGCCCTCCTGCGAGGTGCGATCCGGCGTCTGGGTGCCCGTGCCGGACCAGCCGTGCATGGCGTGGTTGCCGCCCAGCGATCCCCACGTCGTGTCCTTGACCGTGCCGCTCTTAGCCATGTCGACCTCCTTGGACGAGAATTACGCCCCTGCTGTACGCTTTCCGACGAGGTTTGTCTGCGGCCCCATCGCCTGACTAGAGCGCTGGGGTGCCTGACCACCACCAGCGCCACCGGCCCCGCCCGGAGGTGGACCGGCGGCCTTACGCCCCGGTTGCCCATCGGGAGGTTGACCGGGCGGTCCCATGTGCGCGCCGGGCATGCCCTGCAGCGCAGCCTGCTGCTGCGCATGCTCCTGCTGCGCCTGAATGTCGTCGTCGCTCGGCACGATCTGGTCGCCGTCGAGGCCGATGCCGGTCGACACGGCGCGAAGGACGTTCGCACGTCCCTTCGGTCCAATGATCTGCATGTCGATGGGGTTCCCGGTAAGCTGCAGGAACTCAAGCTGGCGCTGGCGCAGCGTCTCGCGCTGGACCGCGACCGCGACGCCCTTGGGCACCACTTCTTCCTCGCCGTTCAAGAGACCCGACGTGTCGGTCATGAGCACGATGTCGAGCAGTTCGCGGATCGACGGATTGACCATGTCCTCGTCGACATTGGCGCACACCGTCTGGAGTATCTTCGACGCGTTGCCCATCAGCATGGCAAGGCCGGAGGCGGTACGCCCCGCGCCGCCTCCGGGGGAGTTGCCCGACAGGTACTTCGGAATAGCCGACACGTCGTCGGCCAGCCCGTAGAACGCGTTGAACACTCCCATGAGTTCCTGAGCGTTGGACTGCGGCTGGAAGAAACTGATCGCAGGCTCGGTCGTCCCGGCGACGGCGGGATTGGTCGTATGCCAGCGCTTCCACGGGAACAGTTCCTCGCCGTTCTCTTGCCCGGCCAGCCGGTCATCGTTGACGATGACCTGCGGGCCGGACGCGATGGAGATGTTGTTCACGACGGATCGCAGCGTCGCGTTGCACACTTCTTGGAGGTCGCTGATGATGTCGGGGATGCCGTTGCCGATAGGCGAGCCGGGCTGTTTCTCAAACGAAGTTATATAGAACGGCTTGCGGCGGCGCAGCGACGGCGACAGTTGCACCTTGATGAGATACTGGCCGATCAGCCACGCCTGAATGGCGTAGTCGCGGAGCGGATCGGGTATCTGCTGCGAGGTGAACCCGTACTCCAGCAGCATACGACCTTGCACGTTGCCGTGGAACTCAAGCGTCGTGATCAGGTTGGAGAGGTTCATCACCGGGTTTTCCCGGTTCTCCATCACGGCTCGCGAGGCATCCGTGCTGTCCCAGTTCTCGGTCAGGCCACCTCGACCGTAGAACTCCAGCACCGCGCGAATGTTCTCGGTGTTGTAGCCGGGCAGGCCAATCAGGTCATTGAGGTCGGTACGCGTAACGCGTAAGCGATGGATGATCTCGGCGCTCTCGATGTCGCTGACACCCGGTGTCCACCAAATGTCAAATGGGGACACCCGCTCCCACCACAGCCGCGCCCGCTTGGTCGGCACCGCCTGCCCGCCCTGCCACTTGATGTCCATCGTCATGCGGACGGTCGGACCCTTGAGGACGCAGAACGGGAAGCTCGGGATGTCGATGAGCACGTCGCCCAGCGCCGTGTAGAAATTACCTTGGACGAGGATTTCCTCGATCTTGTCCTCGGCAATGAGCGTCTGCTCGTGGGCGTGCTTCTTGGCGGCGTCGCGCGCCGCGACCATCAACTGGAAAACCCGCTTCTGGATTTTGTCGGGGTTGGGCTGCTCGGGCGGGACCGGCGGTGCGCCGGGCGACGCGCCCGTGGGATCGGGGACCGGCGGCGCGCCCATCGCCGCGCTCTGGACTTCAAGGGTGACGAGCTTCTGGATGGCGTCCAGTGCCTCGGCGGGGATCATCGGATCGCTGGGTTCTTTCAGACCCCATGCCCGGTCAGCGCCGAGGTACACGTCACGGAGCAACGACGTGGCACCCCGGCACTTCGCGGCGGTCAGTCTGGCGTAGACCTCCGAACCTCCGAACTTCCTGATCTCAGCGAGCTTCTGCGGATCGTACTGTCCCTGCATCGCGCGCAGCGAATGCAGCAGCCGGTCGGA